GTCATTCCGGGGCGCATGGCGAACTGTTGCGCTAGGGCGAGGTTCTGAGTATCGCCGGCCTGTTTCTGTTCTGCGGCCTCGCGTGCCTTCTTCTCGAAGTACGCGGTGACGATATCCCCTGTCGCGTCGGCAATGCCTTGGCCAACCGAAAACGTCGGTCGAGTGCGGCTCTGCGAAAGCAACTGAGCCAAAGCCGAGTAATCGCCGTAGTACGGGTCTGTGACCTGCTGCTGCGGGCGCTGGTAGGGAGATGCGGGCAATTTCTGCGGCATTTAACCCCAATTCCCAATAGCAGCGCCGCCGATCTTGCCTATGCCGCCAAAGATAGAGCCAAGCAAAGACGCGCTGGCCTGCCGCTGAGCGTTGTAGTTATTCGCCGTTAAGCTCATGAGGTCGGGGGAGCCCTGTGCCGCCGTGCTTTGCGAGATCGGCTGGTATTGCGGCATGGTCTGCCCGCTAATCGGCGTTCCGTTGAGGTACGCCATGGCCTCGTTGATGTTCTGATTCCGGCCAAGAATCTGGTTTTGTAGACCCTGGTTATAGAGCTGATTGTTGAAATCGTAGACCTGAAGCCCGCGGTTGAACTGCTGACCAAGGGCTTGGTTTCCGAAGTCAGCCGCCGAAAGATTCTGGCCGAACGCGTCGTTCATAGCCTGATTGTTGAGCTGGGCGTTTTCCATTCCCTGCCCGAAGCCCTGGGCCTGGGCGGCGTTATAGAAACTAGCCTGCCCCTGGTTCTGCGCGAATTGCTGTGCAAGGGCTGAGTTTGCAAAATTGCCCTGAGTGGTCGCCTCTCCTACGCCCTGCTGACGTGCGGCGAGGTTCTGGCCAAACAGAGCGTTGGCCTGAGCGTTGCCCTGCCCAATCGCCTGATTACGTGCGTCACTGTAGGCGGCCTGCTTCGATCGGTTGAAGTTATCCATTTCCTGATTGTAGGCGTCTGAGCCCTGCGTGATGCCCTGCGCAGCCAAGCGAGAACGCATGGCCTGCTCACTTTGAGCAAATTGCGGGTCTAGGTATTGTGTCTGTGACGCGTAGTTGGCGTCCTGGGCTTGCTTGGCGAGACCGGAGAAGTCCGTGTTAAGCGAAGGAGCGCCGGAGAAGTCCAGGCTTCTCTGAGTTTGACCGCCGGAATCAAAGCCATATTTGATTGGCGCGGCCCCGACATTGGTAACAAAGCCATTCGCCGTAGTGTTCACGGACGTTTGCAGCGGGGATACAACACGCGGGTCTAAATACCCGACCGGATTGGTTCCGAGGTCGAAGTTCCCGCCAGGAGCGCCGGCAAGCCTCTGGTTCGCCAAATCCGTAAGGGATTGGCTTGAGTCAAGCTGGCCGCCCAAAAGCTTCTGCAATTCGGGCGAAAGTGACGTTACCTGCGTGCGGTCTGGCGAGCCGACCCCGCCGGTGTAGCTGATGCTACCTAGTGGGCCGGTCTGGTTGATCTGGTTAAGCTGGGCCGCCGTGAACAGCGCGTCTTTATTGACCGCGTTCTGAGCCTGCGCCGTCGCTACCGGGTCGGGAGCTTGACCGCCACCGCCTAAGCACATTTAAGCCGCCTTCACCGCGTCCGGGTAAAACACGAAGCTCCCACCGAAGGGAGTTAGGTGCTTTTTGAAGAATTTGAGCTTGGACAGCGCATCAATGGGCGTCCCCACATGGAGAACCAGCGGGACACCTGTGTTGCGGCAGGCTTGTTTCAGCGCGGCAAGGAGGCGGGTGGCATGACCAAATGCCCTAAACTCGGGATGGACGAAAAACCATTGGTCAAAAAAGACCTTTTCGTCCGAGTACCACCAAGTGTCTTTGTAGATCGCCACGGAGCCCACCAAACGACCGTGCTGCCTGCAAATCATGCAGCCGCCGTCATTAATGCGTTGGGTGATGACCCCGAGGGCCTTTTTGTCGTTCACTTGACCGACGCCGTTTTCGGCGTGCATGGCCCGGAGAAGTTCGCAAATCTCGGGCAGGTCATCAGGCGTGGCGACTGAAATCATCTATAGCATACCTCCGGGTTCAAAAACCACGTCTGTTCCGTACCAACGGACAGAAATTGTGTTTACTTGCCCCTTTATTCGGATGCTTCCGTAAGTCCCCAAGTTGCCGGTTGATTGCCAGAACAGCGTCGGCACAGGCCCGTCAGCCCAGTAGTAGTCATCCCACGTAGCCACATCCCAAACCGCCGTGGTCACAGGCGTAGTTGTGGGAATGTTGGTCGGGATCGCGTCTGAGAAATCCACGTTTATGTCCGTGGCCAGCGGCAAATCCCCGTCAGAATTAATCAGCGGGCGGAAAAGCTTGAATTGCTTTAATTGCCCCGGAGCGCCAAACGCCGATGCGGCCTGCCTCACGTCCACATTGATGTTATTGCCGTCATCCGCGTCCGATAGCGTGCCGGCCTGAATCACAGAGCCGTTTGTGCCGAAATAAATCTCGTTATCGTGGTTTTCCCAGCAATTGGCTTGCAGGTCTTTGAACCGGCACCACGCCTGGGTCTGGGTGTTCATCACGAATTGCTGCTGGTACGCCCCGGTACTCACCGGGACATTGAACAGAAGCCAATTCATGGACGGGACGTACTTGAGCTGCCAGCCGGTGTGGTCGTGGTACAGCCTCACCGCGTCATTGATCGCCGTGCGGATCTTGTCGGTGTAGGGCTGCTGTTGAACCAGACCGGATACAACAGCGGACAGGGGCAAAATCCCTGAATCCGTGGCAATGACCAAATCACCGCCATACTTCTGCGCGCACCTTTGGCCCAATGGTGCAGAGATGCGGTAGACGCCAAGCAAAGACCAAGAGCTTGAGCTACTAGGATCAATGCCTTGGTAAACAGCAACCTGCCCCTTGTCTGAGATGAACGCAATCAGGTCGTCCATCCCGGAGCCGCCGTCACGGGTCCATGTGCCGATGGCTTGGATGTACCCGCCCATATCCAGCAGGGATGCCAGATTGAACGCCGAAACCGTCCCGCCTATGGCGTCCGTGTTGGTGTGGTAGACAAACCGAAGCGTGCCTTTCTCAGCGTAGAAGATGCGCCGCTGAAAAACCTCGATGTCAGAAAAGTTGCCAATAGTTGCCGCCGAATAGGTGCTGCCGGCGTACCAATTGGTCCCGTCGTAAATCTGGCGGGAGTCCACCCCATTTACAGCAACCATAAAATTGCCGCCGGGGGTGCCAAAGTTGCGGTATTGCCACTGATTCTCTGTAAACCCGCTGGCCACGGTCGCCGTCGTGAGCGCAGTCCCGCTTGCCTGCACGGTCGAGATGTTGGTAACGATCCCGCCGCAGGCCACAAACATGCGCAGGTTGGAGCCATTGGAATACGAGAAGATGGTTTCCACCTGCCCCGCGAGCCCAGAGGCGTAGGTGTCCGAACCAGGACGCGGGCGAACGTCCGTTGCCTCGGGATACCAGTTGTCCATGGCGATAGCGTCGGTCACTGGCATATTTGCCAAGCCGTCGCGCGCGTTCCATCCACCCACCGGAGCCGGGAGGCTGGTGGGTGCCGACGTGTTCATGGTTGCCGGCAGAGGTCGGAGCGCGCGGCGCACTAGGGCGGCACCTGCGGCCAGTCGCCAAGCGGGACGTTTTCAGCCAGGTAGTAAATCCCCTGGCCACCAATAAACAGGACACGGCGCCCAGCGTTTTGGCCGGTGTAACGCTCGATCTGTTCTTCCGCGCTCTCCATATCTTCGGCGTAGGCAAGCCCTTTGGCCTGCTTCCAGCGCCAGATTAGAGAGAGTTTGAACAACTCCTGGGGGATGCGGGTTACGTCGGTATCAGCCGCAAAGGCCGTTTGCCCCGTGCCCGTGGAACTCTCACACCAGTTCTTGGTGATGTAGTTGAACACCATGGTATGACCCGAACCTACCGCAGTCGGCCCAACCTTCAGCACGTCCTTTTGCACGATGAACTTATACGGCGGGCCGACCACGGCAAACGAAATGTCCGATTGCCATTCCTGGGCCGTCACTGGACCAATGATGGGCTGGCGCAAATCTCGGTCCCAGAACGTCTGATCCACAAACCGGCCAAAGTCTGTGGCAATCGAGCCGGTCAGATAGCCCTGGTCAATCGTGCTGGTGCTGGTGAACTGCGCAAGATACGTCAGTTCCTGCCACTCATAGCGCCTAGACAGCTCATCCCCGGTCGAGTTGGCCATGACCAGAAGCTCAAGAACCCGCTGGTCGGCCGAAGTCACAACGGCAGTGGGCGTACTCATGCCCAACTGCCGCGACACGTCTTGGATGAGGTCTAGGAGCGCCATTTAGGCTACATCGAGTTGGATTTTGGGCTTGGGACCGGGCTTCTTGCGTTCCGCCTTGGGCTCGGTGATCTGGGCCTTGAGGGCGGCAAGTTCCGCCTTAAGGGCTTCCATGGCCTGGTCCTGCGCGCTCATGTTCTTTTTCTTCTCTTGCTCAGACAGGAAGCGTTCGGCCTTGCGCTTGAGCGTCAGGGCGCCGTGGAACAGCCGCATGGCGTTGTCAGCCATACGCGCCACGTCCTCAACGGTCTGGAACCCGTAAGCGCGGAGCTGTGCAACGAAGTCGATATTGGCCGAGACTTCGCTCCACTGCGTAAGCGGGGTGCCTTCAGCCAAGGTTTCGCCCTTCTTGAAGGCGTCATACTGGCGAGCAAAGCGGGCGCGGTCCTCGGGGCGTACCTTGCCGCCGTACACACACAGGGCCTCGCCGGGAGACTGAATCTTAATCATCTCCACTTTCACAAGGTCGCCCGTTACCGGGTCGGCTACCTCATCCATGTAGAAGATGGGTTTCGCGGTATCCTGTTCCGGTTTGAAGCTATTGGAGCCAAAGTCAAACTTGGAACTGTCGAAGGTATGGGCGTAGGCGTTCATGCAGCATCCTTGATGTTGTCAATATGAAGCCCGTACTCGCGGGCAATGTCGGGGATAAGGCCGAAGCCGTGAACGATGATCCGGTGCGGATCGAGGCGACGGTTTTTCAGGCTGTCAGCGCGCCATTCCAGGAACCGCTGAAACTCATCGGCCTGGGCCAACATGTTCCCGTTGCCGAAATAGCGGCGGTCGCCATCCGGGAAGCCCTTGACGCACATTTCTTTGAGGTCGTGGATCGTCTCAGGCTTTTGGTACGAGTGCAGGCGCGGTGCGCCGTCCGTGCCCATCAGACCGTTTTCAATCTGATGGTTGCTGTAGCAGCTATCGAAGCCAAACAAATGAATGTCCGTGAACCCCATCATGTAAAAAAGCATGATGGATCGCATGCCGCAGGTTGAGCCCGTGGTCGGGACCATGATGGCCCGCTCTTGGTCTGTAAGGCAGGCTTCCAGTTCGGGCTTGGCGCGGGCATGCCAGATGTAGTGTTCGTTCTTCTCGAACTTATCGAACGTCTGCGGTGCGCACTGGGAGCTGATGTAGTAGCGGACCCCGCTGGTCGGGGTCATGTAATTGGCCGCATTCGGGGTCGGCTCAAGAAGCACGCCGGCCCAAGGCTTGATCCACGGGACACCGTGGGTTTTCGGCAGATTAAGCAAATAATCCTGGGTGCGATTGATGACCGCAACCTTGGTCCCGCGCTTCTGCAGGTCTCGCAGGACGTGCAGGTTGTGTCCAAGAGACGGTCCACCCCCGCAAATGGCGATCGACTGGCCGCTAAATTCCCACGGCTTGAAATTCGGCCAATTGCGGGACTTGGCGCTCATGCAATGGTCCCGCAGCTTCCAGCCCATGGCGCGGCCTTCGGTGTAGGGGATCACATCCCGGATCGGCCGGAATGTGGGCGGCGCATTGGCGCGTTCCCGGGCAACGCGTTCCTTTTCCTCGCGCTTGGCCTCGCCGGCTTTCCAGAGGGCGGCGATAGTCCCAGAGACGGCGCCAATATCCAGGTCCAGACCAATGGATTCTTGGATTTTGAACCCGTCCTGGACGGTAAGGCCGGAAAGCGCGTGAGAAGCGGGCAGCACCATAGAGAAGCGGGAGGGGATTGCCCCCTCCCCTCCCATTCTTTACTGCGGGATGCCGGCGCCCGAGCGGACGCAGAATACCCAGCCGTACTCGTTCGCCGCAAAGGCCGTGGAGCCGTTGCGGAAGTAAGCCGTACCAGCGCCGCCATCCACCGAAGAGGCAAGGCAGCTCACCGTGGTCAAGTCCACAGTGCAGTACGCAGAATTGCCGATGGCAGCCGAAGCGCGGATGTACATGGCAACCTTGCCGATACGGGACGGGATGTTGTCGCTGTTCAGTTGGACAACAGTGCCCAGCGCGAACAGCGGCTCAGTGGTTTTGACTTCGAGCGAGCCAGCACCGATAATCGGCGTAGAGGAGTAAGTTCCAGCGGTCATGTGTGGTCCTCCTTAAGTGTTCGTGCCGACGCCCTGGAGGAACCGATTGCTCACGGTCATATTGCCCGCGAAGCCAATCAGTCGAACCAAGGCGTCCTGGTTGACGGAGAACCGATCATCCCCAATGGGAACCATGTTTCTTCGGCTGTGAGGCCGGAAGAAAACGTAGTTTGTATTGAGGAAGTACATGTGGTCCGCCGGGCAGTTACCGCCGTAACCACCGTCCAGCACCACATCCGAGTTCATGTACTTCAGGGAGACGAACCCGGCCTGGGCGGTTTCATCCGAAGCCACGCGCTGGATGTTCTGAAGCTCTTTCAGATAACGGGTGTAATAGTTGTTATCAGCAATGATCAGATCGGGCACGTCGTTGCCGCGCACCAGCTTGGCGTAGAGGCTGTTCATGGCACCCAGGATCGAGCCGTTGGCGACGGTGCCAAAAGCCGCCTGCTGGTTCTGCCAGAAGCTCCAGGTAGATGCCGAAATGCCGCCCACAGTCGGGGTGGACGGGCTATCGGAAACCAGAAGCTGCAAGCCACCGATCTGCTTGGAGCCCGAAGCCGTGCCGTCCGAATACATGTCATAGGCCAGGTTATTGGCCATCGTGCGTTCGGCGTTACGGATGCGCGACTCAAGCAGGTCGATAATACGTTCTTCGCCTGCGTTCTGGAGTTCTTCCAGGCCAGAGATGGTGATGGCCACCGCCGCCTGCTTGTAGTTGTAGCTCGCGGAGGTGAACACCTGAGACGGCGAAACGTCGAGGGTTTCATACCCCGAGTAACGCTTATAGGTGCCGTTTTCCGCGTAATCGAGTTCTTGCAGAATCACATCACCGCCGCTTACCGGCTTGATGTTTCCCTTTTTGCTCAGTCGATTCAGAATCGCGTTGTTTTTGCTCACGTTGTCCGCGAGCACGCCACTACGGCTCTGAATGGTCGTAGTGACGATTTCTGAAAGGCCAGGAATAGCCATTTACCGTATCCCTATGGATGGATACGGGCCTAGTTGATCCTCGCGTCTGCACCGCCCCAAATCTTGGCGGCATTGCGTTTGATCACGGCCCGCAAGTCTGTTTCCGGATTAGCGTTCCCACCCATTGATCCGGGGGCGGGTCCGCTTGGGGCTACGGACTTGTTGGCAAGCGCGGCTCTCTTGGCTCTTTCCTGCTTCTCCAATTCGGAACGGATACGGGCCTCATCGGCTCTAGCTACCTGGGCTGCAACGCTGTCATTTGTGCGGATTGCAACGTCATAGGCGCGCTGGAGAATCTTGGGGACCGAATCGTTCGGGAACTGGTGTCGGAGAGCGGGAACCAGATTAAACACATCCTCGCGCACAGCATCGAAATGGGGACGCATGGGGGAGCCGCTGCCGTCCGTGGCATTGGCAAACTCATGGATCTGTTGTTCGATGGTCGCGGTTTGCTGTGTCGTCTGTTGACCGATGAAACCGGTGACTTGCTGCTTAAGTCCGTCCAGTTCTTGGCGAAGGCTCTGCACTACGGGATGCGAGTTGATATCGCTTCCCGGCGGCGGGGCGTTCTGGCCAAAAACCTTTTGCAGATCAACGCGGCTGGCAATATCCGGTTGGGACAGATAATACGCTAGGAACTGCTCCGGCTGCTGGCTGGCGAGGTCTGACAGGTCGGTAAGACGCTTGAGCGCCTCGCCTTCGTTGCCAAACTGCGCACGCCACAAAGCACGACGCGGCCCGATTATCTGTTCAACTTGGGTGTAAGCCTGGTTGAGCTGCTGAATCTGTTGCTGATACTTGCCAATTTCGCGTGATGCTTCGGATTGGGTTTTGAGGACTTCGGCCTTAACAACCGGGTCCAACCCGTCCCACTTGGCTTTGGCTTCAGCGCGCCAAATTCCCGGAGCTGCGTCAGCCTTGGGCTGCTCGGTTCCGGGTTTCGCCTGCTCTACAGGCTTGTCGGTCTGTTGCGGCTGGGTCGCCTGCTTGGGCGCTTCTTCAGCCTTTGCATCTTTCGGCAAGAACTTGCCATCCGGGCCACGCTCGCGGCCTTCAGAAGCAGCCGGTACTTTCGCGGTCTGCTCCTTGGCGCTCTCGTTGGCCTTCTGGACGGCGGCGCGGATTGTGTCCCGCAGGCCGGTCTTGTCGCTTGTGTCTTTCTTGACTTCCGGGGCGGGCGGAAGCTTGGGCTCTACGTCCTGGACGACTGGAGCCTGTTCAACCTGCGGGAGTTCTTCAATATCGCTCATGCCAGGCTCCGGAACAAATAATCCCGGATGAGTGCGGTCGTTCCCATGAAATAGGACCGCTCTTGCTTGGTCATGGGGCGCAACGCAATGTTCTCATCGTTGAGAAGAATACGGCGCGGATCACGAATTGGTCGGATGAGGTTCAATATTTACCCATTGCTCGTTTGATGGTTTCCACTAGCCCCCTATCAACACGATTCTCAGGCGGTTTTGGCGGTTCCGTCCGTGCCTGATCCCCTACTTCAATGAGTCTATGCGCCCGGAGCATGTCCCGGTGCTGACGACGCCCGCCGATGATCCCGTTGTCCACGGCGATATTCTGGTAAGGCTCAATGTCCTTGATCACCTGAAGCCCACGGCCCGGCGAGTGACGGGGCGGGGCAAGGTGCTT